CTCTTTAATGTTGTTAATGTATAACTCATTTAACTCTCCAACGTCACAGGTCCAGCAGATGCCACTCCACCACCACCAGAAACATTACCTAATGTAGCAGTAGCACTCACACTAATTGTGTACTTATTTGTATCTACCACAGATTGTATTGTAAAGCCAGATGAACCTTGCAAGGTAGAACTTGATATACCATCAAAAGGTGCCACATTTCTAAATCTAACAGTATCAGATGCAGATCTGCCATGTGCTCGTTCCGTTACTGTAACTGTTGTTGGATTACTGCCGCCTGTTCCAGTTTTAAAAGGATTATGTGATAAGATCACAGAAACAGAAGGCTCCTCTCTATCTGGTCTTGCATCTTTTATAGCCTCTGCATCAGCAGTTTTAACTCTTAAATCTATTTGAGGATGTTTTGGTTCAAACTCGTCTTTACCTACAAACAAGCCGTTCCACTCTTTTCTCATGTCTTTTAAACGATAACGAAAACCAGACCTATCAGATATACCATATGAGTTTTTGCCTGTTGCAAATCGTCCCATCAGACACTCAAATATTTAATATCGGGAGTTAAGGTTAATGCAACTTTATCTTCATCTTCAGCTGCTGCTCTTTGAAACTCTTCTTCATACACAGATTTTAGTAGCTGTGTTCTTTCGGGAGCACGTTTAATTGATAAATAATAAGATAAACCTGCTACCATGCAAGGTAAAAATCTAAAAGGTACATCAGATGTGTTTTGTAAGGTATCTGCATCTTGTATTCTTCTAACATAAAAATACTCTAAAGTATCCGTGCTGTTCTCTGGAGTGGGCCATAAGAATATCTTTGGTGTAACTTGTCTATCAAAATAATATTGTGAGGGTCTTCCTGTTTGAGTTTTACTCGGTAAATTTAAATACTCACCTCTTGATATCTTAGACATACTGAAATCTGTGCCACTTCTTCTAAGCACAACTTCTAACAAATCTGTGTAATCAGCAGTGAAAGTATAACTAGATGTACCACTTGTAAGAGCTTGTGTCGCTGAGTTTACTGTCCATAAGTTTAATCCTCTGTTTGCCCACTCAGAAAACATAATGTTAAGAGAACGTCTAGCTGTCCTCGCATCATAACCTGTTCTAACTTCAAGACCGCATCTTTCGTATGCTTCCTCTACAATCTCTCCTACATCTAAATCAAAGTCTCTTGAATCTGAAGTTGCCATTTAATCCTCATTATACAAATTATCAAAAATTTTATTTACATCTAATGTATAGTCTAAATCAGATTTTGAATAATGTATATGCTGTGAAGGTAAAAAATCTGGAGCACCTTCACCTGTTTCAAACCATGCTGGATGTGTAACACGAACTCGGTTGTTTGGCAATGCTACAATATTACCTGTCCATTCACCTGCATCTATAAGATACATGACATGACTCTGTTTGTGCTGTGCGGGATCATCAGCAATTTCACTATCAGTGTAATCCACTGTAAATAAATACTTTGCTGGATAAAAACTTCCACCTATTTTTGCTAACCAGGGACAAGGTGTTGCTCTGTCTAAGGTGTAAACTGCATGTGTATGGGAGGGACAATCCCAAGGTTGAGCATTATATACGTCCATAGGGACTGGCCACTCCTCTACAGGAATGTCAGCCATTAAAGCAGTTATGGGCATTCTCGCCCACATAGCTCCCCCATGAACATTGGGGTCATCTGTATCATCTGTTTCTGAACCAGTAAAAATTACTTGAAAGCTTAAACATCTATTAGGCATTGTTGTTACAGCAATAGCCATAGCGTGTAAAAACTCTCCGTGGTATCTAAGATGATTACAGGTATATTCTCTTCTCACCCAACATTTAAAGTGAGGAATATTACTCTGTAAATAAGGCATTACTTCTTAGTTTTAACTAACTTATAACCTTTTTTCTTAGCAGCAGCTCTAATCTTAGCAATAGTCATAGTTGCTCCGCCTTTTTTCATGCCTTTGGTTTTTACTTTACCACCTCTTTTCATGCCTTTGGTTTTAATTTTTCCACCATTAGCGTAGCCTTTTTTCTTCATCATATTTTTAACTCCTGTAGTTATTTGTTTTGAAATATTTGAGCGTGATATTGTCATTTAAACCAACTCATTGCAAAGTTAGCTACAACGCCAACAACACCACCCAAGGCCATCATAACCCAAAATCCACCTCTCCACTTATCAGCAGTGGCACGAAGTTGAGTTACATCCGTTTTTAATTCTTTCATATCGTCTTGAATAGACTCCACTCTTTCTTCAAGCTTTGCCAAAGATATCTCAAGTCTTTGTGTTTGAGACATCTTCATTTTTAGTATTCTTTTCTAAGATATAAAATTATTGTATATGTGTCACCACTTGAATGACCAACAGTTGTAAAATTTATATCACCTGTTACACCAGATCCAGCATTATTAGTAATGCCTCCAAATGAAGTATAATCATGATGACCAGATTGATTCTCACCTAACTGAATAGCAAACGCATCAGTAGATGCATCAAATAATATACTAACTTTCATACCAGTACATTGCCACCAGATCTTTTGTATTGAGACACCAGTACAAGTACTTCCATCTGTACCAGTTGATAAACCACTTACATCAACTTTAGTGACGGCACTTTCTCCAGTGCCATCACTTATATTAGTAAGTTTTATAACTGCATATTTTGGACCATCAAGAATGGTTTGGGTTGAAACTGCATCAGCCATTTCGCCCTCCTAAAATACAGAATATTCTAATTCAACTGTAAATCTTCCAGCAGTTACATCAGCATTGACTGTAGTTGTCGCTCTAGCATACAAGTGCAAGTTAGCAACTGCAGCAGTCACGTTTGGAACAAATATATGGTAATTACCAGCAGTATTATTAAAATTAATATCAATTTCAGTGATAGACTGTGTAGCACTTAATTGTTCATTAAATGATGTTACACCTGCACCTACTATTTCTGTACCACTTACGGCTGCGTTTGTTGCAGTTCCACTTGTAGAACTAAGTGCTAAGTTACCAGCTAATGTTTGTCCAGCAGCAGTTGTAATACCAATTAAAGCTCTATGTATAAAAATTTTACTTGGAGTCACTAGTCCATCAGGTGCATCTGCATTTAATGTTCCTAATTCTACTAAACAATCTCCATCTGCGTAAGCAGTAGATGCTGCATTAGTACTAGCTAATGTTCCAGCAAATGATTGTATTTTACGAGTTCCTAAAGATACTAATTGTCCAGTTGAGTTAACTGAAAAACCAGTTTCTGTCACAGCACCGCTTGTGCCGTCCTTATTAATTACATTGAATCCACCTTCTGATCGAACTGGACCCGAAAAAGTTGTGTTAGCCATGTTAATTCTCCCGTCTTGGCAAGTGTCAATCACATTATGCGATTGTCGGTTAATTATTTATATAATGAAAAAAGCCAGATTGCAATGCAACCTGGCAAAGTTTTTTCTATTGGGAGGAAATATTGAATGCTTATTACAATATATCTAATATTAGACCTACCACAAATTAAAAAGGGTGGCAAGTGCCACCCTTCAAATCCCAGAATTTATTTTTAGTTATGCACCTGGTGAACCAAATACACATCTTGGATCAGAGAATCCAAAAGAATATCTCTCACGAGCTTTGTATCTCATGTTTCCAGTATCAAAGTCTGCTTCCATACCAGTTGATAAAGCTACACGCTCAAAATGTAAGAACCCACGAGGAGTATCTGTCAAGATGAAGAATGCATCTGTATCAGTTAAGAAGTCATTTACCACATAACCTTGAGGTAACATGCCTGTAGTTTTAAGGGCATTTAAATCATTGTCAGAAGTACCAACTCTTAATGCTGAGTTCATAATTCTTTCCGCAACAAATTGTAATTGTCTAGGAACAATTAATTTAAGACCTCTTAATGCTACAATAAGACCTCTCTCATCAACAAAACCTGCAATCTTAATTAACGCATCTTCAAGAGATGTTTCATTAAGGTCTGCTGCAGTTGAAGGTTCATTCGCAAATGTCGCTCCAGTTGTTAATGGGTGATCTGTTGCACAGAGTTCTTTACCATCACCACCAGTTACAGTGCTATCAAACGCATTGTTCAATACAGCTGCCGCTTTAACTTGCTTAGTGTGTGCCATTGAACGTGCTAAAGCCTTTGTGTATCTAGCAGAAAGTCTGTCATAAAGATTATCTTCTACAGCTTCTTCTGTGATACTAAATGCTAAAGCAATAGTCTCATGGTTATACCTTGCAGTATATGCTTCATTTGCATCGTCAAACGCTACTCCAGTACCTTCCGATTTAGTCGGTGCAGCACCAAAGCCAGATAACATTACTTCTTCTTCAAATGATCTGTCTGATGACTCTGTTGTGAAAATTTCAGAGTGTTGGTTTTCATATCTACCATACTCCATTCCAAAAAGAGCATTAAGACCTGGCTCTAGCTCTTTAGATAATTGTGCTCTACTTATCGCCATAATTAATCTCCTTTAAGAAATAGCTGCATCAGAATCTCCAACAGAACTGAAGAAGATGTGATTGTTAATTTTAACGATATAATTTACCCCAGCAGCAGAATGATCTGCATTTGTAGGATCATCGTGGATACCCAATATCATCAAAGGATTAGACGGATCTGAATCCTCTGCTGTAGATATATCGATCTGAGCAGTTGAAATACCACTAGTAGTGTTCCCTGCTGCACCATTTTCAAGTTCTACTGTCTTGAAAATATCTGCTCTAGCAGTTGCCTTATTGGTATTTGTTCCATCAGATGCAACAATATATCTTTGCATAGGGTTATCATACACAAATGCTTTTATATCGTGGTTAGTGTTTGCTGACCCAGAACCAGGCCATGTGTTAGAAAACTTTAGTTTTCCTGTTGTTGCGTCAACATATTCACAACCTGCAAAAACACCTAACAACTGTTTTGTATCACCAGTTGCTGAGCCTATTGCAACAGTTCCACCCGTTAATTCAACAACAACAGGTGAACCTTGGAATATAGCTGAAGCATCACTTGCGATAAAGTATTGATTTACTCCATCAGCAGTAGTACCGCCAAAACCATTAATTGGTTTTAAGCCGAATTTTAAGCTTACATTAGCCATAATGTATTACTCCTAAATTAAAATTAAAATTTCATTAGGATTCACCTTTTCGGTTTCCTCCAAATGTTACACGACTTTGCCTCTCCTTTTGGATTGGCATAGAAGGATGCGACTCCTTCATTAAGTTTTCATCTACAGCCGTCATTTGGTTGCGGGTTCGACCCCGGTAATATTCGTTTCTTTCCAATGCCGTCTCTTCAGGTATCCTAGCCAATATCAAGCCTCCTTGACCAATCACACCAGCGTATTTACCTTCCGTAATTGTGGAAAAGTCTTGATCAGAATATTCGTCAGCACGAACAGGTTCCCAACCTTCTCTTAATTTAGCGTGGACGTTCATTTGATCCTCCTCGCCTCTAAGATTGGTTCTTATCCATCTCTGTCTATATCCCTCTGGTGGTTTTGGAGCATCAAGTCTGCTCGGTGGTGACCAGGGTTTTCTACGGGTAGCGTTTTCCCGTGAGTTCGCTTCTCTTTTAGTTCGATCTGTCATAATCTACTCCTTTACATACTTTGCGTACTCTTCAAGAGGTACGTTAAGTTTTTTAGCGATTGCCACCTGCGAAGGAGTCAACCTAACAGTTCTGCGTCCCTGTTTCTTGCGTGAAGCGGAAGTGTCAGCAGGAGCGACCCTGGCACTTCCTCCGTTTGCTCGTTCAGTTGTAAATTTGTCTGGGAACAAACCTTTTAACTGACGATCAATCTCATCATAGTATTCATCAGAAGAAAGGTCAAACCCTTCTTCAGATAATTTTTGGTGAATGCCCATAGCTGTACTTGTCATCACTTGATCTTCACCAAACCATTCATTCTTTTCTGCCCAAGCTTGTGCCTTTGGATCAACAGGTGCTGCTTGAGGTTGTGCTTGAGGTTGTGCTTCATTCTGAGGTTGATCAGAAATCTGTTTTGCTTGTGCATCTTGCCTATCTTTCGCTATTCTATGACGTTCTTGTTCTATAGAAATTTTTGAAAGTGCTTGTTGTGCATCAAACATTTTATCAACATCACCGGCATCGTGAGCCTCTTTATAGTTCTTTTTTGCCTGTTCAAGTTGAGCATCAAGCCTTGTACCATACTCAGAAATATAGCCTTGATCTAAATTTTTTAAGCGTTCTTTGAGTTTTTCATTTTCTAAGGCTGCTTCCTGGGCCTTCCTCTCCGCTTCTTGCTTGGCTCTTTCTTCGTTTTTGTATTTGGTTGTGAGCTTTTTGATTCTATCTTGTGCCCTTTTACCAACATCTTGTAGTTCTTTGTCATCGGAGTCTTCTGCTTTTTGTTCAGACTGTCCAGAACTAGGTTTATCTTCTGTCTTAACATCAACAGCAGATTGATTAGTTTCGTCCAAAGTGACTTCAACATCTTTTTCCTCTTCAGTTGTTTCAATTTTTTCTTCAGCTAAATTTTCTGACATGTTTTATTTCCTTATATATGTTTAATATCTTCTGGATCTAATATCGTAGCTATAACTTCATCATCGTTAATAACACGAACTTCCATATCTTCTAATGAAAAGCGTGACCCTGCATATCGACCTATGCAAATCCAATCACCTTCCTTGCACCAAGGGTTGTTTGGGTTTCCAAACTTACCTTCATCTTTATAAGCG